GCAAGTTGTCATATGTCGATCCTCTTGTTACCTCAACCAGAGAATCTTGTACTAGTTCTCTTAATATCGGTATCGGCCGAGGCGTTGTTGTTATCACAACCTGCGGCGTCTCACCTAATCTCAAACCTAAATCAAGATTGCTCCAAGTATCTTCTGCGTATCTATATTTTGCCAACTCATCAAGCCAAGCGGAGTCATGCTGTGGCCCTCGTAATTGGTCAGGTTCATCGCCAGAATAACAAACTGCGATTGCTCCGTTATCCCAAGTCACTCTTCGTTTTGATGGTTCATAAAGCGGCCTATTTTTTCCGCTCGTTGCAAGGATACCTGACTCACCCTCAACCATAACATCCCTGACGTCTGCCTTTGTTTCTCCTACTAATGCAATCCTTTTTCTTCCGTTGCGGATCTGTTGATGAACCCATTCCGCTCCGCATCGTGTCTTGCCAAATCCACGACCTGCCATGATCAACCAGACTCTCCAATTTCCTTCTGGAGCAATCTGATCTGGTCTTGCCCAAAAACGCCAATCGTCCAACAACTCGGACGCCTCTACTGGTGTCAACGATTGAACTATTTCATTTCTCTCGCTCTCGTTCAGCGAGGCGATTAATTGCACTATTGAGTTTTTCAATTGCCCCTGTTTCGCCTGTAATTTCCGTCTCGGTTTTTGTCTCAATCTTTTCTGTTTGGCCGAGTCTGTTTTTTCCAAGCCAAATCAACATGGATGTATTGCCCGAAACAGCAACATCAAATTGAGAACGCCTGATTGAAACGTCTCCCTCACTCAATCCCTTTTCATATGCCGCCCGAACCTCTGGATTTTTTAATTTTAAACCAAACGTAGAACGTCCCATTCCAATGACGTCTGCAATCTCATCATAAGTACAACCAAGTTTTGCCAATGATTGAACTTGCTTGAGGTCAATGGTTTTTTTAGGTCTGCCGATTTTCTTTTTAGACGTTGCCATAAACTTTTAATTGGACAATCTATTTAGTCCGATTATTCCACCTCGCTTTTTTACCTCGCAAATCAAGATGAATAAAAACATCATAAAGACCAATGCCGTCAAAACCAATTTCATCGGCCTTGTCTGCGAGAAAGTCAATCGCAATTGGCAAAGATGGTTTTCCTAATCTTGGAGATTTTGTCGATGGGATTATATCTGTTGCAAAAATTTTGTGTTGAGAATTTTTTGAGCCGCCGATCACCTCGTTATGTTTTTCTGATCGGTATCCAGACGTAACTTTAAACGGAGCGTCCCACCAATCACGCAACGCCTGTAATTTTTTCATATGATCCCAAAACCTTGCATCGGGTTCAAAGCCAGACACAACTTCAGCCCAAGAAAAATTCGGAATATCTTCACGTAGTTGCAAAAAAAAGACTCCTTTCAATAATCGTAATATATCACCAGTTTGTTTTTTTTGCAACTAAGAAAAAAGCGGCGAGTAAAAAGTAAAAAATTAGTGAAAACATAACTCCATAGTAATTCCATAGTATTTTGATTTTTACTGGTCACCTCGTAACAATAGACAGAGAAACAACTTACACTATAAACCAAAATACTTACTCCATAGTATTATTTTTTTACTCTGGAGCAAAGGTATATATATAAACAAATACTTATGTATTTGCTCCATAGTATTTGATGAAAAAAAGAATAAAGTCAAATTATTTGAGAAAAAACGTGTTTATATAACCTTTATTTGGAAAATACCCTGTACTATGGAGCAGGTGCAAAATAGCCTATAAAAAAAGAGGTGAGAGGGTAGACCAGTAAGGTTTTAATATATGGGAGTTTTGCTAAATTGTAATAAATGTAAAAAAAGTGTTGACAAGGATTTATTTTGAGGCTATCCTTTAAGTAAGTTAACAAACACACTAACAAAGGAAACGACATGAAAACTGAAGAAACGCCAGAAGAAACGGCAATGAGAATCCACGCCACGGTGATCGCAGAGTTAAGATCCAAATCTCCAATGTCAACTGATGCAGAAATCACGTTAGAAAAATATGAACTTTACGATGAATTAAAAGGAAAAACAGCAGAAGAATTGAAAGAGGATCTAAGCATAATAATTGAGAAAAACAATGAATTGAAAAAACGCAATAGAGGTAAAAACTATAGCGTTCAGAATGAAGAAACTATTAAACGATTTGACTATATAATCAAAAGAAGAACATGGCACTACAACGATGTATACGGATACGATTTAAATTTTATTCCGCAACATCCGTGGGTTAAATAATTTTTATCAGAACAAGGAGAGGGGAAACGATCCCCTCTCCTAACTTTTAATACTGAGGAGAAACAAAATGTCACTTACTAAAAAAATAGAAAAAAACGAATTTACATCAATGATTTATGAATACCAAAAACGCTGTTGCGTAAACGGTCACTGGCAAAGAGGGAAATGGTCAAATGATGTTTGTGAAATCGTTTTTGACAGTTTAGACGAACGCAACGAAGAAATTAATTCTCTTGAGGAAGTTGTTTCAAGGTTTCAAACGATCACTGTTAGAGAATGGGAAATTGAACACTCTTTTGGAATTGCAAGGAAATTTGCTGACGGAGAAAAAAGATCTGACAAGACGGGAGAAGTAACTGCTGAGATTTTCTTAAAACAATTAGACAAAGAATATGATCTAAATATAGAAATGGATTGGACTGCTGATGTATCAGCATCATTAGTTGGAGTTGAGCGTCTGAACACTTGGGAACACAATTCCCCTTTAGATCAGACGTTAGTATTTGAGGCGGCATAAGAACAAGGGAGAGGGGAAACGATCCCCTCTCCTAACTTTTAAAACTGAGGATAGTATCATGGCTAAAGAAATGATCAAAGTCACTACGAGAAGAATTAACAAACTTATAAAGTTAAACAAGGAGCATATTGCAATCAGTTATAACTTAGATCATGCGGTTTATTGCCTAACTAAGATCAACACCCCAAAAAACTTTGATGATTGGAAATTTGATCGACTAACAACATCGCCACGAACGATGAAGGTTTTGAGATTCGGCAAGGATTTCAATGGAGTGCAAAGCAGAAAATCAATAACATACAATACCGAGGTTAAGGATTACGTGAACTACATTGCAAAAGCAACATATTTTTTAAATCAATTAGAAGAATTTCTTTGTCCTATACCAACTCGTTTTTTACAAGGAAGTGGCCCCAAGCCGAAAAATCTTGATAGACAATTTGATGATCTTTATTATGCCGATCTTAGATTGGAGCCAACAATCCTAATCCGTGACTTCCACAAGCCAAGCAAAAACGAGAAAAAATTTGATCTTCAACTTGAATATCTACTTGAAGAATTTACCAACAAAAAACTTGGAACAGTACCTTGGTCGATCAACCATAAATATTAAAAACAAAAAAGGGAGAGGGGAAACGATCTCCTCTCCCTTTTTCTATGTTGACAAATAAATTAATTTTCTTAGTTTTATTGATAACCATATTCAGAAAAGGAAAAAAGAAATTACCGATGATGTCAATAAAATTATCAGCAAACAAATTTGATAAAATTAGAATTGAACAAGGGCATATATCAAGGGCGGCTGTTGGGAAACTTGTTGGATTCTCGCCGCCGCAAATGAGCAACCTGTTATCAAACAGATATTCTCCAACATTGAGAACGATTGCAAAATTTTGCCGAGTACTAGATTGCAGACCTGACGATTTGTTTGAATACGAACGATGAGCAAACAACTGATGATCGAAAAATCAGATGGAACTCTCCAACATATTTTTTGCAATGAAATTGTTGACGTAGTTCCATCGCCAGACGTTCAAAGACAAGCGTCAAAGATTGTGTTGGATTACGGTGGACATATCGAATTAAGTTCAGAGCAAGAGATAACTCCGATCTTGCAGTGGTTGGAAGATAATGATATATTTATGTGAGATTTAAGTGACCTCTCCACGGGACAATCTCACGCCTCAGATGCGATGTTTCTCCTCGGTTTCATCGCATTTGAGGTTTTTTATTGATTTTTTTTGAGTTTCTTTAAATTTTTTTTACTCGGTAAAAATAGGGGTTTTTGATCTTTTTTCGTTTTTTCTTGCATTATTTTCTCAAATAGGGGTTGCGGAGTTTTGAAAATACCCATAGTTTCTTTCTCAAGACGTTAACAAAAACACTAACAAAGGAAACGACATGAGCAAGCACGAAAGAAACATAATCACAAACTTGAGGAAAGAAGATAACTTGAAAGCATTTTTGAAAACTTTTTTTACGGTAGAGGAATTGACGGAGTTGCTGAGAGATAGAGTTTCTGAATACCTAACATCTGCCGCATCAATAGAAACCAGATTGGGTTTTGAAGGATTCGATAATGGATCTGTAGCATTAGCAAATTTCTGCAACGATTGTATCGAAGAAGTATATGTTGAGGTAGTACCTGAGCAAGATCGTTTTGAAGGATGGGATACATTTTATAAAGTCTGGCACTAAGAACAAGGGAGAGGGGAAACGATCCCCTCTCCTAACTTTTAAAACTGAGGAGAAACAAAATGAAATATTCCCGATCTAATCCAAAAAGTTTCAAAGCAATCAGAAAAGAACTAAAAACATTCTCAACGCTAAAAAAATTTATTGAAAATAATTTTAACCTCACTGAAATCGAGAATATGATAAAAGAACGAAATAAAGAAAATTTGGAAAATGCAATGTATGAAGTTGCTGAAACAGCGTTGAAGAAATATTATCCAAGCCAAGTAGCAATCTTGAATTACCCAGAAATATACAACGGTTGCTCGGTCGCTTCAGCAAATTTTGTCAACGATGCAGTTGTAACGGTTTACAAATTACTAGTACCACGAATAGACAGGTTTGAGGGATGGGATAATCCGACATTGAAAGATTCTGATTTAATCAGAGACTAAAAAATAAAACGGGAGAGGGGAAACGATCCCCTCTCCCCTAACTTTTAAAAGACCGAGGAATAAATGAAAATTTACGACAAAGATATTTATGATCTTTCATATCACAAAAAGTCAGACCTATTCAAAAGCGGCTTGGAAGAAATTTACTGTGAGGGGAAAAAGCATAACGCAAAACTCGTTGAATTAGGAAATCCAGAATCAACCGAAAAAGAAAAAGAGTTTGCTGATCTGTTGATGGATCGTGACCTGCCTAAACCTTGCTCTGAAGGAAGAGACTTTTGCGTCCCGTATATGATGTCTGTTTTGCATGGAGTTGACTATGATGTAATGGAGAAACAGATGAGAATGTTTTGCCATACGACAAGAAGAACCAAGATCATTGTCAATAGAAAATTAGAGGCTACTGGCGGCAAAATAACAGGCGTCTCGTTAGAGGAACAGAATCATATGTTTATGCATTCTCAACTAATGAGAGAAGCGAAAACGGCCACATATGATTTTGAACTTTATGACGGCGATGTTGAATGGACGAATAGCCCAACAGCAAGAAAAACCGCCTCATATGATTGGAGCAT